TAAGAAAATCGTAGATCCGAATAAGCCAGTAACACTGTACGGGTATCACTACTCAAAAGAACCTGAATTAGATTTCACCGGACGGAGGAGGTATGACGAGCTTGATGCAGGTGAGCTTGGAGGCGACGCAGATTATTTCTGGATTGAGCCTGGGCAGGAGTGGCCAGGTTCTTACAGGCACGACATCGCACTCAAAGATGCAAAAATACTCGATACTCGCTTATTCGAAGATATGCGAAACAAACATCCCGAGCTGAAAGATATCCATGGCTTTAATATGATTATGGTTGAGTCTAGTCGACCGGGTTCAATTAGAGATGGGTATGAAACTCGTGTATATTTAACTACGGGTGTGCCGGGTGAAAGCATGCTTCTTAAAACATACAAGGGTAGACATGCTGCTAATGCTGACCAAATAGACAGCGAATTTGGGTTACAACTAAACGGACCTAGATACAAAGGTTTAAGCCCAGATGATGTAAAAGATCTAATAAAAAAATCGCTAGAGAATAAAAACATAAAGAATTTAGATCTTTACATAGATCACGCAATAGCGATGGACAGCGCGCAGAGACAAACATCTGCGAATTCGGCTTTTATATTTAGGGGAGGTGTGCAAAATAATTATTTTAGAACTCAGGCTTATGATGGACTGCGGGATGAGTATGGGTTTGACGCAATTATATCAGCCCCAGGTGGCAGATTTGGCGATGGGTTTCAAATGGCTATAGGACCGCAAGGTCGGAAAAAAATTAAAAAGCTTAGAGTTGAAAAAACAAAACCGAGCCCCCGCACATTAAATTCCGATGCCGGCCGGGTTCTAACCAGCGATGTTAACCCAAATCTTAAGAAAGCGACCCTGCTATCCAAGATCGCGGGCGATCGGGAGCTTAAGAAAGAATTTGAAGCGTGGAAAAAAGAAAAGGGCGAAAGTCTCAAGAAGGGCAGCTTCAAAATGAATTTCGTGGATCGTGCCGATCCGCTTAAGCAATTCCATCGCGGTATTATAAATATTCTTAAGAAGGTTGGGATTGATGAGAATCATCCCTTGTACGATCAACTAAATGTCCACGGCAGATTGCATCAATATTTTGGTAAGGGATATGAGACTGTCGAGCAGGCGCAGTTAAGATTTATTGAGCCGATCAAGGATCTTATGCGCGAGCACGGTGTCGATCTTAAGACTTTTGGAGAATACCTTCTCGCCCGTGCAGCTCCTTCAAGGAATAGACAGTTGAAAGCACGAGCCGATGAATATCTTGCTGATATTGCGAAGGAGGAAAAAGAAGGGGAGGGCTCAGCTAAATACATGAAGGAGCGGGCTAAATATTACAAAGGCGACGAATTTATTGTTACTTCCGGTATTGAAACCGATGCAGCCGTAAAGGTTGTTGAAAGTATGGAGCAGGACAAAGATTTTAAAGCGTTCGCACAGAAAGCCCTGCCTTTGTATTACAAGATGAATCGGGAAGCCTTAGACCAGCTTGTAGGTTCCGGCATGATCCAGGAGATCTTGGATAAAGAAAAAACAGGGGCTACAGGATTCCGTGAGAGAACTGCCATGATTAAAGCGTCATCACGATTTGATTGGTCAAAAGAGAGTAAGAGCTCCGTGATCATGCCTGAAGATATCGGTAATTATTCTTATGCTCCGATGCAGGGTTTTGAGAACGAAACCCAGAACTACCTTGATGGAGAAGCCGCATGGGAAGAGTTCGGTGCTGCGGGAAGCGGTGCAGGCAAAGGTTTTGACCAGCCAAAGAGTAAAGGTATTCTCAACCCAGCTTTTGGTCGTACCCCAGACTACAACGGCCCGGATCCGGAAGTGGTATTCGCAACTTCTATTAATCAGTATTTTAATAACGCTGTTCTGGCTAAGAAGAACGAGGTCGCTCAATCTTTCGGTTCTATGTTTGAGGCGATAAGGGATCTGACGCACCCCGAAGAATTCGACAGCGAAAACAAAGAGTCCACCAGAGACACTAAAGGTGAATTTCAGGGCCGCTACCTCTCCTCAGAAGCAAAAGGTTTTCTTTCCGATTTACAAAAGCTCGACGATAACATGATCGCAGAGCTCAAAAAGGAATTCGATAAGATTTTCGAACCGGACTATAAAATGACCGAGGGTAAGAAATTATACGAGTATCCCGAAACCGGCGATAAATTGATACAAGTCGAGAGGCAGCTTAGCACAGTATACAAAGACGACCCTCTGACTTTCGTATATCGTAGAGATGGTCAGGCTTATCTAATTAAACTAAAGAGCACACCTGAAGGTCTTCGTATGGCGGATACCATGAAGAACTTAAGATATGAGAGTCTACCCTCCATACTTCAGTTCTTTAATGTAGGTACTCGTTTTATGGCACGGATGTTTACCTCGATGAACCCGGCTTTCATTATCCCCAACTTTTTCCGTGACTTGGGAACAGCAGCAATCCACCTTTCTGAGGACAGTAAGAAGAAAATCTTCAAAGATGCATTGAATTTTAAAAATCTTGGTAAGTTCGCAAAGGCGATATTTAAAACCGAGAACATGATCGCAAAGGGTGATAACCCGAATGATAACGCAGAAATTAAGAACTTAATCAGTCTACCCGAAGCTGAGTTGGCAAAATCTACGCACCCTCTGGCCGACATCGCTAGGTATCAGGTCGCAAAACAAAACGGAGCAAAGATTGGATATTTCCGACACGCATCCGTTCCTGAACTAATTCGAGATATACAAAAAGACTTAAATAAGTCCAAAAAAGGTCTTACGAAAAAAGGTCTTAAAGGTCTCAATGATTTTGTAGAGAGTTCAAACACAGCGATTGAAAACTCAATTCGTATGTCTACCTACTGGGCTGCGATTAAGGGTGGATATAGCCCAGATGAAGCAGCCGTAATCGCGAGAAATGTAACAGTTGATTTCAACCAAAAAGGAAACCTTACCCAGGCACTCGGATCATTATATGTATTCTTCGGAGCATCCATGAATTCGATGCATCGATTTGTTACCAGTTGGAATAAAAGAAGCACCAAGGATAAGATTACCATGTTCGGTGGAATCGCAGCCGCATCCATGACCATCGCGATGATGAATCGTTTGCTTGATGATGACGAAGACGAAGATGTTCCCGATTATGATACAATCACCAGCTACAAAAGAGACACCAATTTCATAGTACCTTTACCCGCCGGTCTCCCTGAGTTTTTTAACGATGAGAATGATACCGGTTATTTCAGTATACCGCTGCCGCTAGGATACAATTTATTTTGGACTATGGGTCAGGTAGCTGCGGATATGTTCGCTAAGAATGTAATGGGTCGCGGAGGTGAAGGTTTAATTGCCGGAACCACTCGTCTCATGGAAAGCTCAATGAATGCTTTCAATCCCATCGGTGGTTCAACCATAGCAACAATAGGTACACCGTCTTTGGTAACACCTTTGATTGAGCTCTACGCAAATAAAAACTTTATGGGTAGTGCAATTAGACATGCTGACAGACCTTTTGAGGTACCAAAACCGGCATATTTGCAGGATCCTAAAAGCACTCCTCAGCATTGGACAGATCTATCCAAAGCAATCAATGAATTCATGGGAGGAAGCGATACCGTAAAAGGATCCGTTCAGGGTATGTTTGGCGGTAATCCTCTAATGTATTCTTCTGATGAAGACTTACAGTTCGATCTTTCAGGTAATCAAATGAGACACGCACTTCTCGGTTTCCTAGGAGGTCCGGGACAAATAGCTGATTCGTTACTTGGTGCTATGATTACAGGAGTGCAGGGAGAGTCTTCGATAAGAAACATGAACGACATTCCAATGTTCAATAGATTTCTACGAGCCACGACCTACGGCTCAACGACCAGAGACACATTCTACGAAATTAGAGACGCAATCAAAAATGCAGAGAAAGCGGTGAAGTCAGCAAAGAATATCAGCCCAAGCACATACACCGCCGTGCTCAACGATAACCGCGAGCTATTAAAACTATCATCATCGATCAGCCAGCTCGATAAGCAGAAGAATAAAATGCGCAGGCTCAAGAAACAGATCGAAGGATCCAAGTCTTTATCCGAAGAGCAGAAAACCCAACGGGTGGACGATCTTCAGAAGAAAGAGTTAAATCTAATGGTTAAGGTCATCAAGCAGGCGCAATCGCTCGGAATCTCATAAATGAAGGAAACGAATCTAAAGCTAAACAAGAAGCAGGAGGATAAACTCGTAAAGTATGTACTCGAAAGAGTTAAACAACTTAAGGAGGATAACCGAGCAAGAATTGAACATGATAAAATATCATGGAGAACTTATCATAATGATCGAAGCGATCGGGTAGGGTACGACAGTATTTTTAGTCAGTCCAATATGTCAGTCCCGATGACCTCCTTGATTGTTGATCATTTTATGGCGAGGGCGGAGGATGAGATTACAGGAACCTCTCCATACTTTAAATTTGAAGCTCAGGGTGCAGCCGATGAGGAAATGGCGGAAGCCTTTGATAAATATTTTAACTGGAAACTTGAAGATGTGGCCAAGACCCGTGAGCGTCTCGAAGAATCATATCTTCATCTTTTCATCCAACAGGCTTTGATTTTAAAATCTACATATAAGGAAGAAGTTTCCACATGGTATGATTATGAAAGAAGTGGATTATTTAATAATGAACGGGGAGAATTTGAAGAAATCCCTGGCGAAGGTCCAATCATTGAAGGCGAGGCACAGTTTATCCCTGAAATGAACCCGATGACCGGAGAGACTGAGATGCGTTTGGCAACAGATCCAAGCTTTCAAATGATCCCCGGAGTCCATGAATTTCAACCATTACCCCAAGGGGTTCCAACCCAACAGGTGAAGTACAAAGGTCCTAGGTCGGAGGTTATAGATTCCGACCGTTTTCTATGTCCGAGCACCGCAGAGTCCCTCGATGCATCCGATATCATTGTAGAAATGTATGATAAAGATATGCGCTGGGCAAATAGCATGTTTCTTGAGCGTGAATGGTTATCCTTTGGTGACTTTTTTAATATGGTCAATAAGGATGCAAATCCAAGAAGTCCGATTGAAAAGAATGAGCAAAGGACAGAGAATTTAGATTTTGATAATGATGAAAACCCAAGTATTCAGATTCTTGAGTGTTGGGTTAAGCGTGATGTTTTAGGAACGGGTCAACCTCAGGAATTCTGTGTATTCATTGATCCTGAGACAGAAAAACCTATTTATTACGAATTTGTAGCAAAGCTTACCCCAGACAACCAAATTCCATATACCGCTGTTTCTATTGGAAAAGATAGGAACAGGTGGTGCGGAATAAGTCTTCCGGAAAGAATCCGTTCATTTCAGGAATATGTCGATAAACAGTTCAATTCTCAGAGCTATCGGAATGAACTCGCAGCCAATCCGGTCATAGGTGTTAACCCGCAGGCCGTAGAGGATGAACCCGAGGATGTTGAACTGCATGCTGGTAAGATCTTTGAATTGAAGGATCAATATAATATTGATGATTTTTTACAATTCTCTGCTATTCCAAATGTTGATGTACGAACTCAGGAATTGATTGATTTCATTTTTGGAATTGTTCAGCTCTGGCTCGGTGTTTCCAATATGGCACAGGGAGATTATCAGGCATTAGCCCCAGCCAATACAGCGACAGGAGTCGAAGCGACATTACGCGAGGCTTCAAAGATTGGT